AAAGCCTCTTGTACTTTAATCTTACCTACTGTTACAGTTCTTTGTGTAAAAGAAGTTGTACCTGATGCGTTCCAACCGCAAGTACCACCTGCTTGAAAGAAAGCATCTGTATCCATAATATTAATGGTTTCTGCGGATTTAACTCCAACCATTACGTTTCCTGCACTTTTGATAAGAGCAGCAGTTTTTGCACCTAATACAGATGAAGTCACTAACTGTGCTTCGTTTTCTTTAGTATAGTTGCTTAATGTTGATACTGAAAATGACATTTTTTATAAATTTATTTGTTTAAAATTGCGTTTCTATATTTCTCTAATCTCTCATACTTGCTATCTTTTGTAGCTACATATGATTGAAAAGCGTTTGCTGCTTTTTGAGTAGGTTCAGCAGTTGGAGTGTTTGAAAGTGCTTCTACTAATTCAGCTACTTGTGCAAACCCTTGTTTTACTTTGCTCTCTAATTCAGCAATTTTTGTTTCTAATTGACTTTTTTGCTCTGCAAACTCTGCCTTTAATTCTTCTGCCATAGCAGTAGTATCTTGTGCAGGTGCAACAGGTGCAGCAGGTGCAACAGGTTCTTCTTCTACAATATCTTCTTTAGGGGAAGAAATTTCAATGATTGTTCCTGTTTCATCTACTTGGATAGAAGTACCATCCATTAATTGATGTTCGCCTTGTGGAGCAGGAGTGCCATCAGCCATCTCTACTTTACCACCGATTTCTAATGCAGAAATCATAACCTTTGTTCCATCAGCCAAAGAATATTCAGCCATTTCTACCTTTGTAACTACAGGTTCTGCAGGTGCAACAGGTGCTTGTGGCTCAATTACTTGTGGCATATCTTCAAATAAGGCTCTTATTTGTTGTAATGCTTCTTTTGGATTCATTTTATTTTTCTTTAAATGTTAATAAATAAGGTAGTTTATCACTTAACCGTTCATCCTTATTATTTACCGTTCATCAAATTAATCAAAAAAAGTGGGGCAAATGTTTGGAATGTGTTTAAAACCTGTGTACTTTTACTATGTCATTGAGAGACACCAAAAACAAACACTATGAAACACAAAACACTCCCTGCTCCAATTGAAGTTAAACTTTTTGTTACTTTAATTATTTCAGCTATTGCTTCAGTTTTAATTCAATTTTTAATCAAATAAAATAAACACTATGGAAAAGACAATTTCAATTGAACTAGGTTATTATGGTCATCAAGCCGAATTATTTCAAGAATTATTTAAAGAGTATTCTAAAGAACCAAATCAATATGGAACTTTTTTAGAGTTTGCAAACATTACTGATAGAGCAGTAAATATGGGTGTTGCAGTCTATACTAATGCTTTTGAAAATGAAACTCATTTTAATCAGGTTCTAATGAGAAAATTAAAATGGTTCTTTATTGGTGAGAAAATTAAAAGTTCTGAATTATATAAACAAATTATCTAAATTATAAAAACTAAAAACTATGAAAAATTTAATTGAAAAGTATGAAAGTCTAGGTTATGTCCTAACTGTTAAAGAAGAATTAAATATTGCCCTATGTATGAAAGCTAAAAGCAAAGCTAGATTCCCTAAAGCATTATTTAATTACAGGTTCAGAAGTCCTGAAAGAATGGCTGAATTTTGTTCTGAATGGATTGAAAGAGTTGAAAGAAATATTAATGCTGAAAATGAAAGAAAGGCTAAAAAGAAGGAAGCACAAAAGAATATGAATCACAATTTTGTTGAAGGTTCAATCATTTACAATTCTTGGGGATATGACCAAACTAACATTGACTTCTACCAAATCATAGAAGTTAAAGAAAAGTCAGTAATTTTGAGAGAAATTGCTAGTTCTTATGTTTCAGGTACTGAAGGTTATATGTGTGCTAATGTTAAGCCTGTTAAAGATTCTTTTGTTGGTGAACCAATATTAAAAAGAATAAATCTTTCAGTCAGTTATAATGGTGAAATTAGCTACCACATAAAAGCAAAGCATGGATGTTTCTGCAATTTCATTGAAAGCAAAGAAGAAAAAGGAGTTTACTCTAGTTGGTATGCTTAATAAACTAAATATGAATAAAATAAAATATAACTCACTTGCACTTGCTGCTGAATACCATAAGTATCAGCAGTATGGCATAAAACCTTATCTATATCATTTATTAGATGTATGGTTTGAAGCAGAAAAGTTTTGTAATGAAAACAATATTAAAAGTAATAAAATGGATGTAATCCTTTCTGTATGTGCATTGCACGACATATTAGAAGATACCACATTATATGAAAATAAACTTAAACAGATAAGCAATAAAGTTTATACTAATGTTAAACTACTAACTAAAAAGCCACCATTAGATACATACTATATTGAAATATCTAAAAGTGAAATAGCTTCAATAGTAAAGCTATGTGATAGGATATGTAATGTCAGGGAATGTATCAGGAACAGAAACTACCACAAATTAAAAAAGTATATATCTGAATCAAAACAATTCAAGATTATATACTCTAAATTTAATAAGTCTTTATCTAATAAATTAGAAAGGCTTTATTTAAAAGGTAGGTTAATTAGTATTTTTGGTATTCTTCCTTACTAATCATTTTCCCTTCTAAAATAGCTTCAACCAATTTGTTTGGTGCACCTTCTACTTTGTATGGGGTCGCACCTTTTTCTTTACCTTCATAACCACCTTCAGGGATATTTCTGAAAGCAATTTCTTCAAAACTGTTTTCAAAGAATACCTCTTTTCCATTGGCAATTTCAGTAAGTAGATTCTCATTTCTCATATACACAATTTACTAATATTATTTGACTATTACAAAAATTTACTGTAATATTTTTTAGATTCCTGCTCTATTTGTTTTCTTTGTTTATCATCTTTACCGACTACCAATACACGATATTTTTCGTAATAGTCGTGTCCTTTACCACCTTCAACTCCTACCTGTTTAGCAATTTGATTATACTTCGCTTCGCCTAGTATCATTTTGGCATTTTCAGGCTTTTCTTTGGCATAAATCATTTTAGGTGTATTTACCTGTATTTCTGCAGTTAAGCCATTAGCGGTCTTTATATTGACCAAATTACCACTATATCCCAATGGATTAGATTCGTGAGTTTGAGTTTTAATTCTGCCATTACCACCTGCTACTCTAGGGTCATTGCTTAAATCTTTAATAATATTTTGCATTGCAATTGGGTCATCAGTAATTATAGTATTCCTAACTGCATCTTTTATATTACCTAAATTACCACCTTCTTCTGTATTTGTTTTTCTTACAATAGAATCTGCTGATTTCATATTAATAGGAGTAACAACTGCACCATATTTTTCTGCTAAATCTTTTCCTAATTTATCAACTTCAGGTGCTGCTTCCTGTGCTTTAGAAACTAAATCTTTTACTTCTTTATCTTCAACAGATACAGTTTTTACTGAACCTGTTGGTTCATTGTCACCACCGCCTTCAGGTCTCCTTCCGCTTCCCGGTCCACCTAATTCTACTTCTTCTAATATTTTATATATCTCACTCATTACCTGTTGTTCTTTAGGTATTTTTGGAGTGTAGTTAAATATGCCCTCAATAGAGAATCCATTAATCTTACCTTCCTTAACTTGCTGCCATACTGCATCATTTTCAACTAACATAGATACAAACCAACTGCCATCAGGTGCATCTTCAAATCCCTTCATTGGTTCAATCCCCCTAGACTTATCACTAATAAAACTTTCAAACATCGTTACCCCTGTTTCAATTTGTTTAGGGTCGTGCATTAAGTTCACATTGTTTTGATAACCTTTTTTAAAGTATTTCTGTACAATCTTAACAATAGTATCTTTAGAAAATGCCACATAATAATCACCAAAATTAACATCACTTCTAAAAATAGGAGTGTCAGCCAACATAGCACAACCGCTAATAATGTGCTTATCTTCACTAATGATTTGAAACTTTTGTTCATTTTTAAAGGCATTCCAATTCTTTTGAATGGCAGGTCTATCTACTAAAGCGACAAATTGCACTTCAGCATCATCCGCTAAATCATCAGAAATTTCTAACATATATAATGGTAATTCCATACTCATAAATATCTAATTTTAAAATATTAACTAAATCTTGCTCTCTGTCTTATTGCAGCTATCCTTTGTTGATTGCTAGTTACATCACTTTCAATCACATATGCTCTTACTGCTTGATTGCCTATATCGTTAATTGATTGCTGACTAATATTAGTAGTTTGTGCAGTTGGTGTTTGTGGTATCATTGGTGATGCTGATGACATAGAAGGCATACCACCACCGCCTCCGCCATTAGGAACACTTACAGATGCTATTTGCCTTACCCTAGCTATACCTGCTAATACTGCAGGTGCAGCCATTAAATAAGGATAAGCAGGATTTACTATTGATATTGGATTTTTAGCTGCTTGTTTAAATATTGTTGATGCACTTAAATAAGTATCAATTGTAGCTGAAGATATTGCAATAGCTTTACCTGCTGCAGTTTCTTGACCAATTATATTTGATAACCCTGCAGTAATATCTGCAATAGCATAAGCAGTATCTTGTTTAGCTTGAATTTTTTCTTTCTCTATAATGCTTTCAGCCTCTGCATTTTGTTTATTTAATTCTAATCCTTTAGTAAATGCAACTGCTTTATCAGTAAGCATTTTACCTAATCCGTTCTTATTGCTTTCAACTAATAATTCTTGTTGTTTATCAGCATCCTCTTTTTCTTTTTCTTCTTTAGCTTTTTTAGCTTCTAGTTCAATATCTTTAACAGTAACCCCTGCTTGTTTACCTTTTTTTCTTTTTTCATAAGCAGCTAATTCATCATCAATAGCTTTCTTTTCTCTTAACGCAGCACGAACTTCTTCTTCTAATTTAATTTCATTTGCTAATTTTCTTAATCTAGCATCATTTTGTAATCTATTAATAGTGCCATCATTTGTTAATTTTGCTAATTGCTTTTGTATTTCAGCTTCAGCATCAACATCAATGCCTCTTATTTTATTTAAATGTTCATTTAATGCAGCTATTTTTTTCTTTCTATAATCTTCTTCTATTTGAAATTTAGCATCTTCATCATCACCTGCTCTTTCTAAATCAATTTCTTTTAAAGCATCTAAATCTTCTAAATATTGAGTATTGGCTTTTTTACTACCTTCAACAAATGCTTTATCAAATTTTATTTTTGCTAGTCTTGCTTTTTCTGCTGCACCTACAAAATTCATAAATGATTCAACTAATAATCCTACTAATAATACTGCAGCACCAATCCCTGTTGCTATTAATGCTGCTCTAAATATTCTTAATGCAATAGTTGCTCCTGTTGTTGCAACAGTAACTTGATTTGTTGCTACTGCTTCAGCTTCCAATGTAGCAGTTGCACCTGTTGATGCAACAGCAACTTCAGTTGTTGCTACTGCTTGACCTTCTAATGCAGTTGTTTCTGCTTCTACTGAAAGAACTGCTTCTTTTGTAACTTCTACAGTATCACCCATAATAAAATTATAGGCAGATTGATATAATGTAGTACTTTGTATTACTGCACCTAATTGTTTGAAACTATCTACACTTTCACCAATGCTTTGCAATCCTTGTGAAATTGCCATTGCAGATTGAACTTTTAATAAAGTTTTTTGAACATTCTCACTTTCAGAACCAAATAAAGCCATTGCTCCCTGTACTGCTGCAAACCCACCTGCAACACCTGATAAAGATGCACTTAATGCTTTAAACTTTGCATCAGGATTAAAGGCATCTGTTAACGCTTTTGCATCACCTATTTTATCTCTTAACTCACCTGCTCTCTTTGCTGCTTCAATAGCTTCCTTTGATGTAGCACCAAACTTTTCAGACAATGTAATTACATCATTCGTTGCTTCACGAAGTTGCTTTTTAAGTGAACCTATTGAACCTTCAGCACCTGATGTATTAACGTTTACATTTAAATTTAAATTCTCTGCCATTAGTATGTTGTTTCAATTACTTTTAATAAACTTATTTTTGTAGTGTTGTATTCCATTGGATTAAATCCATCAACTTTATTTAACCTGAATAGTACACCATCTATCCAAATGTATTTGCTAAAGTCTAAATTCAATATATCTTGTGTATTAAGCAAGGCAGAACAAGTTAATAGTTTACTATTCTTATCTGTTATCTCTGCTATATAATTACTATGATATGCGTTAAATAGATTTGTAGTTGGGTATGTTGTTGGAGTAAATGATAATTCTTTAGGTACTCCAAAGTTAATATCATTATTAGGTGTATTAGGGTCATCTAAATGACCTGCATAACCATAAGTTGTTTGACTACTTAATACAGTAGCTGCATTCATTATGCTCCAACTTGCTACACTTGTTTTCTTTTTAACTTGCATAATTCTTATAACACTATCCATAACATCCTCTTTTGTATTGTTATTAGATAGTTTATAAATAGCAGGATATATTTTATCAGTTCCTGTTTGTTGAAATAAAACACTAGGTGCAAATATTATCTCTGTTGTTTCTGTATCTTTTGCAAAGTCAAACTCTGTATCATAAATTCTATCTGCGTATCCTTCGCTATATTTCTTTGTGTAGTTTTCATTATAAAAATCGTTATCACTCTTGTATTTATATTGATAGTACCTTGCATTAAGTTCACTCATTGGCTTTATGCTCAATGGTTTTGACCTATCAACTTTATTAGACCAATCCTCTGCATTATCACTAACTGAAGGATAAAAATTTATATAAGGTTTTATAATTATCTTTTTATCATCCCACTTATCATCATAAACATATAGATTAAACATCTTACATATACTCAAAAAGAAATCTCTTTGAAATATACCTTTAGGAATTACATTATTAATTTTAATATTTTCACCATAATTAATAGGAACTATTTCTACTGAAGTAGTTGTCATATTAAATCCTGAAGAACTTAAACTATTAAACTCATAAGGTTGACTACCTAATGACCAAGTAATATGCAACTGAAAATAATCACTTGGATTAATTGTTACCCCTGTTAAATTAAAGTTTACTTGGAAAAAATTACCACTAAATCCGCTACCCATACTATATGATGCAATAGCAGTTCCATTTTTCTTTAAAGACATTGTAGCATTTTGACCTATTGCCCATTCTGCGTTTACATTAAAATCTATGTTTACTACCTTTGAAGTAGCACCTGTATATGTAAATAATGTATCACTAGATGTTAATGTAAAGTTTCCCAATGTTATTGTTCCAAATTGCAAATATAATTCAACTGCAGTTCCACTATATGTTTGGTCTATTGGATATGCTTTTAATTGAACATTGCTTGAACTAGATAAAACCTTTTGATTATGTGGTATTATAAGTCTATTATATAATTCTAAATCACCTGCTTCTAAATCTAAAGTATATGTGTAATCAGTTCCTGCAAATATTTTATCTATATATTCAGCTACAAATAAAGCAGGTCTAAATGTACTTACTTGGAAATCTTTTTTAAATGTTCCATAAGTTCCTGTGCTTACATTGCCAAAGTCAATCAATGGGTAATAATAACCTGCACCTGTTATGCTATTCCAACTGTTTGTAATATTTGAAACATTATAAGTATGGTCATATGCACTAAAATCTAAATCCTCTATTCTTGAATTTCCTAATGCAGTTATAAATCCGCCTAATTCACCAAAGACAGAACATTGATATTCTATTGTTTTGCCATCTACAACTATCTCAAGTATTCTTAATGTACCCTTAAATATTTGTACCTTGTCAATAAATATCTTGCATTGTGCTGCTTTACTTGCATTGAAGTTATAGTTAACATTTGGTAAGGTATTATCAAAGAAATTAGCATTACCTAAATCAAATACAAATCCAAATATTTGGTTATTAATAGCAGTACCTGATAATGATATAGTTTTACTAAAGGAAGTATTTTTACTACCAAAATCAGTAATGTCATCTATTGCATAAGTAAACTCTGTACTTATATCTTGCAATAAATCTAGCTTATAATCTTCTACATATATCTCTGTACTAATCATTATCTAAATTGGCTTGTTAAATATTTACCTACCTCTATGTCAATTTCAAAGTTAAATAACTTATCACTACTTTCTAACTTGTACTCATAGTTTGTGCTA